AACCTGGTGTTATTGTTTCTAAGGTAAAATTACCTCCAGCTGCAAACTCTATTTCAATCACACCATTTACGTTTCTATAAAGTACTAAATTACCATCTCGTAAAAATACATTATATTGTGATTCATCGTTTAGTCCTCTCATTGCACCTTTAATATCAAACTCTCCTAATGTATCAAATAAGTCTGATGAATCTACTATAGATAAAAAATCTAATAAAAACTCCACATCGAGTTCATCAACATCAAGTTCACTAAATTCTTCTAACTCATCTTCTGCTAATTCATCTTCTTCTAATTCAGTAAATTCTAGAAAGTCTATATCAAGTAGCCCTTGGTCTTCATTGTTTTCATCTTGTAACTCTTCTTCGATTCTATCTTTTACTTCTTGTGGTGGATTTACAATAAACATATTGTCAATTAAAGCTGGTGTAATACCATTAATGACAGTTATTGATGTTGGAGGTGTATCTGTAGTTGTTACCATTGTTGCAGCATATGCTTCATCGAGTACAACTGTTCCTCCTAAATTAGAAACTTCTATAACTCCAGATGGATTACCTTTATCATCTGGAAGTAATATAATCAATGAACGTCCAAGCTCATCAATTGTTGTTGTAAAATCTGTGCCTCTAACTGCTATTGTAGCTGTAGGTGTTTCTATTTTTATATTCGCATTATTAACTAAACCTAATTTACCTGAAGCAAATCTTGCAGTTCCGCTAACCATCCTCATTGACATTTTAGACAATGATGGGTCAGGGTCGTAATATATTTCGTCTATAAAAACTCTTGAATGTTCTTTTAATTGTAATTCAGCTTTATCTAAAAACTCAATTAACATGCGACCTTTAGCTGTTTCAGCTTGGTCATATAATTCTATTTCTGTAGTTTGAATTTGTTCTTTATCGCGTAGAATCGCGGTGACGCCAGTAGATTCTCTGACATCTCCAATGGGACTAGCATTTAAACTAGTCCCACCGATGATTAAAGCACTAGCTGTCGTTAGCGCTGTCTTTCTGAGTAATTGTAATAATTGCATTATCTGATGTTACATCTAATACTATATTTGCATTTGGTGTTGCACATGCAACTCCAGCACCAGTTGCACAAGTACCTGATATCTGATTAATATCAACATCAGCAGAATCACCTACTAGAGTAAAATCGAGGTTTTGAGCCCCGTCATTCTGCAAAGTATTAATATTATTTGAATCACCAGTAATATCAAAATTCCAAACATTATCATCAGATTCAAAATCTAAATCAAATACGTTTGAGTTACCAATAAGTATTAAATCAGCATTTAGTCTTTCTGCACTTACGGAATATCCCTGGTCTATATCAAATGTGTTACTGTCTCCAGTTACACTAAAGTTATAGTCAGAATCATCCGCGCTACCGATATATCCAATATTCCAATCTATTTCATTTGAATCACCTACAATATCAAGCTTATAATATGAGCTATCAGCTATAAGGGGCCCAAACAAAATGTTTTGGTTACCAGCAAAATCTAAATCGAATTCCAAACTTGAACCAGTAATGCTCATTGCAGTAGAACCACTTGAAAAGTCGTCTCCTCCAATTTTGTTACCGAAACCAATTTGGTCGATATACAATTCTAGTGTGTCACCAGATTGTGTGATTTTAATTTCATTATCATCAGTGGCTTGTGCGAAAACAAATCCTGTCGACACTAATAATCCAGAAAGGACTATACTATATAGTTTATTCATTTTCGTTTTCCTCTTTTAAAGGATGTTTTTCGTTTTTACCACCAACTTGGTGGGGGTGACGATGTCCATCCTGTATAACCCAAAGACCTCTATCGTGCCCTTGGTATATTAACTCCAACACTGCAGCCTCAATAGCTGTTCGTGTCGCATATGTCACGGATTCATTATTTCCCACGCCGTCCTCATATTCTAATAGAGTTGTGCTATTATCGACGAATCGAAATATATCACCACTTCCACCATAACTAAGAATTGTCTTCTTAGCTTGGACATTCAATAATACTTCACCAGTCAGAACAGAAACTGCTCTAACCGAAACAGTGACGACATCTTGTTGATATCGTTTACTTTTGCCTATACCCAATAGTCGTGCGCCTCGACCACCAGTTTGGACATTAGTATCATAACCAATAATTCCACCTTCCATAATCATTCCAGCGAATAAGAGTGGATTCAATGCTTGTGGACCATCTGGTCCAGCAAACTCTTGTCTTGCACTTCTGATAATTTGTCTTTCTCTAACTAAATTATCAATTCCTTGTCTTTCGACTACTCTAAACCAAGTTCCATCTCCGGCTGTTTTTAGAGCATCAATAAGTAATTCAGTTCCACCTTGTGAAACTGCTGTAGAGAAGTCTGCAATTCCTTCCCTAGATTTTCTTTGACCAGTTTTATCGTTAAATCCATATACTGCAACTACTGGTTTATCTTTTGCAGGTGGTAAATCTAATAATTCAATATATGATGGTAATCGAACTGCTTCAGCTTCTTCGACACATATATAAGAATGTCTTAATGTTTTTTCTATTCGTGCTATTGTATTCGGACCTACATAGGGGTCATCGAATGTAATTTCCTTGCATTCTTGTGGTAAGTCAGACCAAACAGGAGTTGGTGACTCGTTTAAGAATCCTAATATAATTAATAATGCTAATGCAGCTTCCATTATTTATCCATCTGAATCTTGTGCAAAATTACCAGTACCTATTGGTATTTCTATAACTGTAGATGTTCCATCTTCAGCTACTATTGTCATTTTAATATATTCACTGCCATCCTCGTTCGTTAGAACTTCGTATGTAACAGTATTACCTTCTAATACAAATGAACCAAACCTAACTGAACCATCATTACTAAACATTGATTCAACTAATTGTTTGGACATTTGAGCATATATTCTACTTTCAAGGTTTCTTATAAATTTTGCCATAGTAGTATTTTCTGCATCTCTTTCAGCTGCTTTACGCGCAGCTTCCATTGCATCTTTAATTGCTTTCTTTCTACTATGTTCTTGATTTTCAATGGTTAAATAATGTGCTCCAGTACCTACGCCATTGAATGATGGATTTTTAAATTTATGCACTACATCAGCTTGTACATTTGGAGAAACTGCTAATATACTAACCATAAAAATAGTTACCAAACTGGCGATTTCTAGGTTGTCTCTACAATTATTCTTCTTCATCTTTAGCCTCATTTTTCATTTTTTCTTGTGCTTTATATTCTAATACTACATTCACTTTTTCTTTTAATCTTATTAAATCTTGGTCGAGCATACGAGTTTGGTCAATTACACGAATTAATGCTATATGCATTTCCTGTAATTGTGGTTCAATATGCTCTCCGATATACCACCAAATGTAGTATATAAAGTAGCCAAGGCCAACCGCCATGACTACTGGAAAGCCATAATCTGATACTAGTTGACCAACGTCCATTAGTCTCTCCTAACATCTAGCTTTCCATCTTCAATAAAATTTTCCGCTCGTGCAATTCTATCAGTATCAGGTCTTAATTCTAAAGCACTTGATACTAATAAATCGATTTTTATAATCTCGTTGCTCATTGTCCTCGCTCTATTCTCGAGAGATTTGCAGAACATAGTTAGGGTCTTTATTTGGTCGACAATACCTTCCATTATTTGTTTAATGACAATGAAAATAAAAAAGCCCATAACTAATGAACCTGCTATCGGAGCGCCGACATCAGCAATTAGTCTAAACACATCATCCATACGTGTTTATTTATAAGATTTGTTATGCTAGGATTTTGAATTTCTTAAAAATTCTGACCAACGATAAAATTGTTTACGGTCGGAGCACCAATACCAACCTGTGTATTTTTGCTCCGACTGGGGAATATTTGACTCGTTATAAATTAAACTGCTTCCAGTCTTGTCATCAGCCTTTCGGCTCTGTTTGTTACTTGTTTGTACCATCTTGAATCTCTACCTTCTTTGGCAGCCTCTTTCCAATCTCCACACTGCAGCGCTGCGTTGTGGCGTTTGAATTTGCTCAAGCGCGTGAGTCCCATATTAAACATCATGTTGGCAATGATTTGTTTTACCTCTTCAGGATAACCATCCCAACCATCATGTAATTTTTTACAGTCTTCAATCACTGTTTCTACATCTTTTTCAAAGCACTCATCGACTCTATCTTCTGAGACTGAAGTGCCAACCTCAGCCCCATGTTCTGGGTCGGTGTCCAAGACAAGATGGCCAATACCGAATGTAGGATAACCAAGGTGGTCATGATAAATTTCATATACGACTCCTTCGTCAACCTTTAAAGTTTCTTTTAATTGTTTAATATCAATATCTTCATTTTTTCTAAAAAACATTTATATCTCCGTTTGTTATATAATATATATAAGTTAAGTTATTGCAAAATTCCATTGGGGATTACTCGTTGCAGTAGATGATGCACCAAATATATCGTCATAATCACCTACCGTTAATCCCGATTTTAATCCGATTCCAACTTGAGCTTGAGTAGCTTGAATTGCTACGGTTGTAACATTATTAGTAGAATCATAGGTTGGATTTGCGGCAAATGTAGTATTACTTCTTGCAATTATAAGTGTTGGGTTGGTATAAGTATCACTACCTGTCCAAAAACGCATATCAGTCCACCCAGTATTTGACATACTAGAGGTTACATCACCTGCAGTCCTTAATGTTAAGTAAAGGTTATCATAAACATATCCTAAACTATACTCAAATGAGCCTGCATTGTCAAGTGCATTTGCGGAAAGTTGTGTTATCGTAAATGTACGTGCAGTTAATCCTAAGAAATTAGCTGGTGATGTAAATGAAGTCGTAGGCTTTAGCGAAGCTTCTCCAGTTCCAATATGAGTTCTAAAAGTATCAGTATATGAACCTATGCTTGTATCTCTATAACCACTAACATTTAAGTACAAATCCGTAGTAATTAGATTTGCAGAAGCGTCAGCATAATACTGAGTATTAAAAAATCCAGCAGCTGCATATGTTGCACCTATAAAATCACTTGCACTAATTTGTCCTGATGTAGGTATTGATGCAGTAACATTACTAGTTACTAAATTACCATTTTTATAATAGTCTGACATTTTAACATCAGCACTATCAGCTCCACCAAACTCTTCAGCAATTCCGTTATTAAATGTAGTTGTAGTACTTAATCCTTTTAATGAAAAATCAACACTACCTGATGTTCCAATATTATCTATCTGAGAATCTGTAAATCCATACCAAGCATATAGCTGTCCCGAAGACGATGAACCCGACCCATTATAGTTACCACTTGATGATTGTACTAAGGTACCACCAGAATCAAACCAAGCTGGTTTTAGAGTAAGACCACCTAAGTTAAGTTCAGAAAATGGAAATCCTGAGTCAGTTCCACTAGAAGTTTTTCTCCAAGCAAAAAGTATATAATTACTATTATCACTACCAGCCGCATGTGAACCTTGGAAATAATTAGGACTACCAGCATTAGCAAATGTTCCAGATGTTCTAGTATTTTTAAACCAAAGCAATTGAGTAATTTCGTAAGTTTCTCCACCATCGCTTGTCCATGTGCGATTGCTTCCAGAACCTATACCTCCAGTACCCATTTGATGTCCATAAGCAGTCGATGTAAAAGTTGCACTACCATGAAACCAATTTACAAAGGGTGTATTACTACCGTTTGTGTCATATCCATAAGTAGATAATGTATTACCACTACCTAAATTTCCAGTACTAGAACCATAAAGGCCAGTAATTTGCAAATCAGCAGGGCCAGCACCAGAAGCTCTATTGAAATTTTTTGCGAACCCATACATGTTTCCTCCCAGGCCTTCGTACCCGAATGTGTATCCTGACCCGAATGGTGCTGCATGATATATACCTATATCAAATTCAAAAAACTTAGTTCCTGCTGTAATACTAGAGTCAATATAAGTTGTTTGTGTAGTAATCGATGGATTACTTCCAGCGTCTTGTATTCCTAATGCATTACCTGATGGTGCAATTGTCATTTAACTATGCCTGAGATTAAGTCTTCAAATTGTTCTACTTTTTCTACTCTATTAGGCCAATAAATGTATTCCTTCTCTGGATTTAATTTTAAATTGCTTAATAGTGGTAAAATAGCATTATATAATTTGTTTAGTTTTTCCTCTGTTTCAGATGCTGTTGCGGATGCAGTTGATGCTTCGGTCTTAACGGCCTGCACCGCCTCCAATTCATCTTCATCTACAGCAGTAAATCCAAAATCAAATTTATCTAAATCTATGCTCATATTTATTCCTCTATATTCTTATATTTATGCTTTCTAGGTATAGTTTTACTTCTATCCCTTTGAACTTTGTGGCCAAATGGTTTATCCAGGTCGAAAAGAATTTTGTGGTACCTCACCTTTGTCTTCTTCTTTGAGTTTATCTGCTTCTCCATACCAGTTTGCTCTTTCGCCTTTGTTTTTATTAAAAATTCTATCCCAATTATCGTTATATTTTTCTACATCAGTAGGTCTTTGTTTTGAACCTTTACCGCCATGCCATTTACTCATTTCTTTTTACCAAATATTGCATCCCATCCATCACGATATTTTTGTAAATCGCCTGGTGAACATCTTCGAAAATCTCCTTTACCGCCTTCAGCTTGTTGTCGTTTTAATCTCTTAGAATCTCTTCTCACATCAAGTGGTGGCTCCTGTCCATATACGCATGTTACCTTCGATTTAGTCTTTAAAGCTTTATTTCCTATCGTCGGATTTAATTTAAAATCTTCTGGCATAATATTCTCCTACCAATTATGTATCACACCTGCTATAATGAAAAAGCATGTGATAAAGTTTACTAATACAATTACACTTCTCATAAATGCAATTATGTTAGCTTCCTTATTATTTACTCCAGCTTTTTCTCCTAAGCTTTTTGCCCATAGTCTCCAAAATGAGACTATTTGTTTACCCATTCTATTTTTACGCCTCGTCTGACTAATTCATTTAAGCATTTAATTCTTAGCTTAGGTTTGGTATTACTTTTATTAATTGTTTCAAAAAGTTCTTCCTTAGGTGTATTCCTAATATAGAACCTTTGAATAGTTTTTCTTCCAGTACCTCGTTCTACTGATACATGGTCTGGTTTAAATTTTACTGGCATAATATTCTCCTATTTTACTCGCTTTATACTACCTTTCAAATCGGCTAAGTATGCAAAAAATTCAACCTGTGGAAATTCTCTTTTTAAGTCTAATAATGCTTGTAAGTTTTCCTTGTGGTCGTCGAATAATCTAATTCTTGCATATTCACCTGTCTCTAAATACTTTTTAAATATGATTGATTTATTA